TGCTATGGCGCGTGGTGGTCGTTTTGAGGGTGGCGGTTTGTTGAGCATGATCGGCAACTTGGCTAATTCAATACTTGGTCGAGACATGGGCAAACGTTCTGCATATTTTGCAAAAAAGCCTATGCCACGTCCTATGCCTATGCAGAACAATGTGCCGCCAATGGTTCCTACATCAACGTTTGATGCAGAACGAATGATGGCAATAAATGATCCTATAGGAAATTCTTTTTTAGCAAGACAAGACAACCCTTCAGGGATTGGTTTTGGAATGGCAAATGCACCATTTAATTCTGTTGCAGATGTTGCTTCACCAGTTAACACAGCAAAGGTAACGCCGCAGCAAAATATGGTTGAGGAAATTGCAACCAATATTGTTGCTGATGAGATGGGCGTTGGCTTTTTTACATTGCCATCTGTTGAACGGCAGCGATTGGTGCAGAACAAGATTAACGAATTAACAATTGCGATGGGTATGTAGAGATGCCTACCAAGCGTAAAAAAATATCGCCAAGCAAAAAATTTGCAGATGGCACAACATATAAGGATGGCGATGGCAAAACGCGGCGGCGTGTATCGTCTCCTGGCACAAAGCGAGGCAAGGCATATTGCGCAAGAACGGTAAGCCAGAAGCGCACGCCAAAGGTTAAGGTGCGTCGTAAGGCTTGGGGTTGCCGTGGTAAAAATTCAGTGAGGACGTAGATGTCTAACAAGGTTAATTTTTAATGGCTAGTATCTTTGATTTTTTTAGCCGTGAGGCAGGTCAGAAAAGGCGCAGAGCTCTAGATGAGGCTGTCAGTGACTTTATGACTTCTATCACGCCACCTAATCTAAGCCCACTTGTAGAATTTATAGGTCAAGCAAATCCGATACAAGGTATGGCTGACAGTATGGCTGCTAGTGAGATTGTATTTGATCCAGAGCAAACAGCAGAGGCTAGGAAGCGTGCAGCATTAGACATGGGTATGGAAATGGCATTTGCTCTTACCCCTGCTGCATTGGCCGCTAGAGGCTATCTCACACCTGTTCAGGGCGTCATGGAGGGGTTGTTAGGTGGTTTTAAAACGCAAAAATCACAAACACCTAACGCTGCAAAAAATGCTAGTCAATTATCAGTGACGTCAGATGTTGCAGAGCGCGGTAATCAAATATTAAAAATGCTAAAGTCTGGCAGAGCAAATGACATAACAGATAGCATGTTTGACATGGGTAACCCCTCGAAAAACACGCAACTTAATCAATATTTATTTGAAAACTATGATTTGCCTATGGACACAGCTAGTCGTATGGCAAGGGCTAATGAGATGGGTTTTGACGTAAATAATATTTCTTATCACGGCACAAAAGAAGCTAATTTAGAGAGATTTGATCCAGAATTTATAAAACGTGGATTGGGCGGTAAAGTTCTTTACTCTACAGATATTCCTAAAATTGCAGCAGGTTATGCAGGTAGCGATATGCCCTATGCTACTCCAAGCGGTTCAGGAATTTTACCGTTGTTGT